AATTGAATTATCAATGTTCATTCCTCTCATGTAGGCTAACGCAAAAACTTCAATCGCTTCGATGTCCTTCAATTTTTCTCGAGCTTCTTTACCGATTATTTTATTTAATAGATAATATGATGGAAAGATGTAAGGGTCTAATTTTTCTTCTACGTTACCAGGAAGTGAACCAAGTTTTTCTTCAGCCTCAACCGCTGGTCTTACAATTATTATTTTTTCAAAAGGAGAGTCTGGATCACTTAGTAAATCCACGGCTCCCTTCATTGCTATGTAACTTTTACCGACACCAGCAGGACCTGAACAAATTGTAATTTGATTTGTTTCTAATTTTTCATAGTATTCTTTCTGACTTTCCGATAAAAATTTTTGTTTTGTTTTTCTTTTTATGATTGAACAAATTTGTTCTTTTTTTGACTTAACGATTCTTTCCTCATTTGAAGGTTGAGTAGATGATACTCTCCTTGTTGTTTTTCCCATTCGATTGTTTTTGATTGTTAATACTTGACGTAATCTTTAATTTCTCTAATTTCTGAAGATGTCAATAAATTGATTTCATTTTTCAATCTAAATCTTTCGTCATTAGTGAAGTATACTTTTCTTGCTAACGCAATAAATTCGGCATCAAATTTTTTTTCTTTTTCTAATATTCTCAGTTGGTCTTCGATATCCCACAAATTTGTATTAACAAGAATTAATTTTTCGTAGATCAATTCTATCTCGAGATTACTAAAATATTCTGAAGAAAAATTGTATAACAAGTCAAATTCTTTATTGATGAATTCTAATTTTTCTACATTACTCACTTTAGTTTTTTTGACTTGGAGTATTGATAACTTATCAATCATTTCTCCGATACTAACTGGAATTGATATCATATTCTTTATTTTACTTTTATTTTTTCTGTTGACATAGGAGATCGTTTGTACACCGTGGTCCCCCCATCAGGACTTTCGTAAATCCAAGGAGTTTCTTTTTCAATTTGATCTACCTGACTTTTAATCCATTGATATGTCTTTTTTAAACCAATTGATAATGGTTGACTAACTTCCCACCCGATTTTTTCTCGATATAAATTATTGTCTGAATTTCTACCCTTAACACCAAGAGGACATTTAAAACCATATTTTTGAACGAATTCTTCCCCGTCGATGTTTTTGATTTCTAAATTCTTTTCAGAAATTGCAATTGCCATTCCAGCGAGTTGATTAATAGTTACCATTTCTTCTGATCCAATATTAACAGGACCGGTGAAATCAGATTCCATTAAACGTAAAACAGCTTCAACACATTCTTCAACATATAAAAAAGATCTTGTTTGAAGTCCGTTACCCCAAACCTCAATTATATCTCCGTCTTTAGATTCAGCGGCTTTTCTACACATAGCAGCAGGTGATTTTTCTCTACCACCTTTCCATGTACCTTGTGGACCGAAGATGTTATGGAATCTTGCAATTCTAACATTCAGACCGTAATTTCTATGGTAAGCTAAGAATACTCTTTCTGAAAACAATTTCTCCCATCCGTATTCTGAATCTGGATTTGCAGGGTATGCTGAACTTTCTTCACAGTTCGGATTTGATGAATCCAATTGATTGTGTTCGGGATACATACAAGCTGATGATGAATAGAACACTTTTCCAACCTTTTTCTTAACACATTCTCTTGATACGTTCAGGTTGATTGTTGCTGAGTTGTGCATAAGGTTTGCATCGTTTTCACCGGTGAAGATATAAAGAGCTCCACCCATGTCAGCCGCCAATTGATAAACTTCATCAACACCCTCTTCGATAACTGTGTCAACGACCTTAGGATCTGTTAAATCACCCAAAATAAATTCGTTACAGATTTCATCTTGAAAGAAGTATTCGTGTTTTTTTATATCACAAATTCTAACGTGATTACCTTCTTCTTTTAATCTTTTTGCGAGGTGCCCTCCAATGAATCCACCTCCTCCTAATACTACTATTTTTTTCATATCATTTCGTCAATTACTCTTTTTATACCCTCTCTCAATGAAATTTTCGGTTTCCAAAAATTTAATATGTAAGGGTCTGGTTCGTTTCTTTTGTTGAGTTGTACTGTATCAGTATCTTTACCTGGAGTTATTTTACAAGGTATTTCTTCGCTTATAATTAGCGCAACTTGCAAAATAGTCTCCCATTCAAAATTTGTTATGTGTAATTCTTTTCCCCTTTCTATTTCATTGTATTTTTCAGAAAGAATCATCAAAGCATTTGAACAATCTTCCGCATGTAAAAATTGTCTTTCTTCAGAACCATCTGTCATCATAGTAATGTGACCGTAGTTATGGGCTTTTAAAATAAAATCAGTAATTACATGAGATTTTTCTAAATCATGTTCAGGTCCATAAACATTCCAAAACTTAACAGTGATACCACCTAAAGCTCTTGTATATGCTTCACCTAACGCCTTAGTGACACCGTATGGTGAATAAGACATGTTAGACATTTGTGATGACGCGAAGATGAACGGTTTTCTATATGACTTCAATGCATCAAATGTGTTGATCATAAGTTTTGAGTTGTTATCTATAAAGTCATAAGTGTTTTGATACTTCTTCAAGTATCTTGATCCACCAACATCGAATGCCAAAAACATTACGAAGTCTGATTGACTTACTAAGGAATTAACCATTCCTTTTATTCTTAAATCCTGAACAGGATCATCTACAATATCGAAAGTCAAAACTTCATGACCTTCTTTTTTTAAAAATGTGCAAAGTTCTGCACCAATTTGTCCTGCTGAGCCAAGTACTAGATATTTCATTATATTAAATTTTTTAAATAATTTTCCCACATGTAATCTTCCGAAGTTTGGAAGTTCTTTGCTATCTGAAAGTTTCTCTCAATTGCGGGAAGCATTGATCGATATTTTTCTTCAGATAAAGATTCTAAATTAGGGTCGTCTTCTAAGAAGATAACTCCTGCTGGATCAAAATATTTTTCGACAGCCTTTCTTGAACCATAATAAACAGGTACCGTACCCATAACAAAATTATCGGTGAGCTTCTCTGTAAAATATACATCAGAATTATCATTTTCAATTGCAACTGAAAACATATAATCTTTAATTCCGTCTTCTTTATCTTTCAATTGGAACTCACGACCAGTTCCGTATAAGTCGACTTTACCTTTTAATTTTTCAACCCATTCAAGTCTATTTTGGTGACCTCTTAACCATCCCTTGTTTGATGCAATCATGCTCACAAGTTTTGTTTTTGGGTGAATCATTCTATTTTCTTCCCAAATCCAAGGAGCTGCGTTAGTTAAACAATACTTAAATGGTTCACCTAATGCTAATAACTCATCCATACAAGTGAAAATAATTTTGTAATGTGATCTAGTCTTTTCCAAATCTTCTGTAAGAACTTTAATTGTTCCTTCATTCATTTGTGGTGATTCTAATAACCAACCAATTTTTTCTGAACCTCCGTCTCTGAATCCCCAATCTTTGATGTAGTTATCAACATACACACTAATTTTATGAGGGTCTTGAGTTTCTCTTGATAACCATTGAAAATGCTTTGGCATATTTCTGTTTGATGAGCAGTCATATTCTCCCCACCAATCTGATACTTTTCTAATTTTTACTTTTTCTGACATATATTATTTTTTTATAGGTTGTAGTTTACCTCCTTCTACCCATTCAACTTCAATCAAGTTCCAATATGATTCGTAAATGTCGTCTGCTTTTGGACCTCTTGGACCAAACCAACGTGAAGGACAAACTATTTTTTTATCTTTATTTTTATTTAAGAATACACCCCACCATGAAAAAGTGGAGTTAGAAATTATATGATTTTTACAAAGTCCCATCAGATACAATTCTTTCCAATCAGTATCTTCATTTACAAAAATTACAGATGGAAAGTTAAGGTTATCTTTTACCCATTGATGGTCATCACTGAAAACAAATACTGTTGAATAGTTTCCTATTACTTTTAATGCCTCTTCAATATATTCTTTTGTAATTGTTGGATGTATTTCAGGGTATTGAAGATACTCGCTTCTTCTTACGTGAAGGGAAAGTGTTTCTGAATTATTTAATTGAGGGTATTTTGCGTAAAACTCATCGACTAATTCTTTTGGTGGTTCAAAAATTTCCCTAACTTTATCTTCGTATCCAAACCAATTCTTTGTGCTTTGGAAATATCCGTCAAATACGGTATTTTCTTCAACAGGGTTTACTTCACTATATTCAAAAGGACCTTCTGTTACACGAGTAAAACCGTCTAAATTTTCCACAAAGTTTAGTTTTCTAAACACGTTGCTTAGATAATTTTCAGTTCCATTTCCTTGACCTGGGGTCCAAGATCTTGGGATGAATACAACTTCTCTATTGTGTTTCCATCCTTGACTTAATGCATGAGCCGCCTCGAATAATTGATTACCGAGTCCACCCATAAGGTTACATGAAATTAAATTTTTCATATTATTTTTTAAAATATAAACTATCTCCCCATACTGAATGGAATTCATGATAGTATCGTTTATAGTATCCTTTAGATTCTAAAAGAGTATCAATTTCGGTATCAACTTTTTGTCCTTCATAAAGTTCTACTTTAGCCGTCTCAATAATAATTATTTTAGCTTTGAATATGGTATTACTTGAATTCAATATTTTAAAATCGTGACCTTGAGTATCTAAACTAACCAAATCAAAATTTGATTCTAAATTATTCTCAAGTAAGAATTCATCAATATTAATTGTTTCAACATTACATGTATCAACCTTTGTAATGTCTTTGTATAAATCGGCGTGTATTTTTAAATTTTGTAATGAAGAACAACCAGGATTTGTTTTGGTTGTATTTTCAATAATATTAAACTCTGAAGTACCTTTTTTATTACTAACAGCATAAGGAAAAACCAAACTCTCAAATGTTTGATTTGTTACGTTTTTAGTAAGTTCTTCTAATAATTTTGGATTTGGTTCGAACCAATAAACTTTTTTTGGATTTAACCTTTTGTAAAAAGTAATCTCTTCACCTAAACAAGCACCAATATGTAAGATGTTGTTTATCTTATTTTTTGAACTCTCTTCAATAATTAAATTTTCTATACTCGTATCAAAGGCCATTCTATAATTTTACGTAAGGTGTTTTATTTCTAATCTTATTAACCGTATGAATAACATTAGTCATATTAACCTTATGATCATTAATTGGATTAGATTCGTTATAAATGTAATTTATGTTAGGTAAAAATCTATAATGTTCTTCACCTGACATTTCAAACATTGGAAACATAAATGATAAATCTCCTGCAACATTCCAATAATTTCCATTTTCATCTTTCAAATCTTCTTCCTTAATCTTTTTCCATAACCAAGATTTCCAAGTTCTAAGATGAGATAATGTAAATGTTTGTTTTCTAACGTCAGTAAATTGTGTTGGCGGTTTTGCGAAACCAGGTCTACCATCATGGTATTTGAATGAACCACTCGTCATCCAAACATTTGGGTCTTGATAGACTTCATTAATTCTTGTGAAAACATTCGAATCTGATAACCAATCATCACCATCTACTTCTACACAAATTTCATCACCATCAATTGATCTCCAATTAATAATTTGATCATAGTTACCTGGCTGATATAGTTTAATGTGATTTTCGATTAAAATAAATCTTGGGTCACCCTCAATAGTCTTTTTTATAACCTCTCTTGTGTTATCAGTTGATAAATCATCTGTAATATAACATGTAAAGTCTTTAAACCTTTGCGACATAATACTTAACAAAGATCTTTCAACGTATGGTGCACAATTGTATGTTGTTGTTAGTATTATCATAAGTCAATTAAGTATCCTTTCGGTGTTGTTCCGTATTTAAAAAACTTCAATCCATCTCCGATTTCTTTGTTTTTAAATTGATTAATTACCGCATCAATTTCTTGAACAAAGACAGTATAACCTTTATCCAATAACGAAAGACAGAGATTATATTGTTGAGAGTCTGTTATTATATCTGTTCCTTTTTTATATGAAATATGTTTCATAACAAAAGGTATTTTTTTATCTGGATTTTTTTTGATGTAAAGATCTGTCAAATATTCTGTGTGATCAACATTCATTTCATCAACTAAAACTGATAACTTGGCATTTGCGTTATATTTTTTAGCATAATTAGATAAGGCTCGATTATCTCGAGGTAAACACGGTCCACCGAATCCAAACCCGTATTTTAAGAATTTTTTACCAATTCTAGAGTCAGAACCAATTGCCTTCAATATTGTTTGAACTTCAGATTCGAGACCTGAATTTATTGCAATTTCACCGATCATGTTAGCGAATGAAATTTTTGTAGTCAAAAAACTATTGATAGCAATTTTCGTTAATTCTGCGGCAGAATAAGACATAATGTTAAACGATACATGAGTGTCAGATACTGCTCGATATAAATTAATAATGTATTTTAAATTCTCTTCATTATTAGTACCGAGTAGTACCATATCACATTGTTCAATACCTTTAACGATTTCACCTTGAGCAACAAACTCAGGATTATAAACAACATTTACAGATATCTTCGATAAGAAATCAGATATGTTTTGAACGTCACCAGGGTTGGTAGTACATCCAATAATCAAAGTTTTACCGTTTAGATCAATTCCTTTTTCAAAACATAATTTGAACTCATTAACAACTTCATTCAATTTGGTAATATCGTATTGTCCATCAGATAGGGATGGAGTTTCAACAAATGTCCAAATAAGGTCCGAGGACTTTATTACTTCTTCATTTGTATTCATGACTTCTAAAAACCTCTTTTTACTTAAGAGATCTAAAATAAAAGGTTCATTGGTAAAACAAAATCCATTCTTTAAATTCTTTCTGTATGTTTCATTTTTATCTGAAACAAATACAGGTATCCCATGTTTGTCACAAACTAATGCAAACCCAAGACCTAATCTACCAGCACCTATTACACCTACATTCATGAGTTTAAAATTTCAATATATTTTTCTTTAATTCTTTTGGCCACTTTTTCCGCATGATATTTTTCAACATCAACAGGAGGTTCAAATAGTTCTGAACTGAGGATTCCACCTGAAGAATCGACTTTATAAATCCAACCTGGTTTTCCACACAACCATCCTTCGATAGTTGTTCTACCTAATTGAATTCCAGCGGTTACTTTACATCTGTTAATAAACGACTCAACTGACCATGTTGTTTTGAAATGTTTGACGTGAGAATTTTCCAATATTTCTTTCAAATAGTTTGACTTATCTTCTCCTACCAACCATAGTTCCATTCCTTCTTCTTTTGATTTTGATACAAGATCTCTAATCGTATTTTCTCTTAGATAATCTATTGTGCCAACAAATAGGATTGAATTTTCTGTTTTTTGAGTTTTAGGTTTAAATTTATCATTATCAATCGGATTGTAGATTACATCTATTTTTTCTTTAGGTAATTCAAATTTATTAACTAAATAATCTTTGATCTCAGGTCTAATTGCGATGTATTCTTTGATTGATTCGTGTATGTAAGGATCCTCCAAACTGATAACTTCAGAATGGATTGTAGTGATCTTATCAATTTTAGGATAAAGGGTACAAACTCTTTCAGTCACTGGTTGATGTTGGGAGTGAATTATGTCGTAAGTTACATCTGATATTTGATAAAACATCCCGGGTTGAGATGGTTCAACTACACCGTTTGGTGAATTAAATCCCCACTGTCCGTCACCCATTTTATAACCTGGGGGTTCTGAGTGAGACTTAACTTTAATACCTTTTTCTATTGCTAATTTGGTTAGAGGTCCATCTATTTCGGACATAACAGTAACATCACAATTTAACTTAATTAAATTTTTTGCTAATTCATAAACATAAAGTTCAGATCCTGTAAATGTCTTGAAAAACAAACAACTAATGAGAACTTTAATTTTATCCTCGAATTTATACTTAACCTTAGCGGGTAAGTTATTCTTAAAAGTTTCTGCAAATATTTTTCTATTCTCATCCCATTGTTGGTTAACCATTCCAATAGATTTATGAGTAATTCTAATATTAGTTATAACACCAACCTTAACACCTTCTAAGAAATTTTTGAAACAAAAAGTTACATCATATAAATGAAACCCTTTAACTGTTTCATCAAAATTGTGTTTAATTTTTGTTTTATCTAATGCAATGAATAGACCGTCGACAATAACAGTTTCTTTGATGTTGTTACCAAGAGAATCTGAATATTTAGATTCCCATTTTTTACCTTCGTGTTCGTGGTTAACTATACCAATCATTCTACCTTTCTGTTCCCACCATTGTCCACTTTCAGGCATGTAAGTTGTTCCAGCAACTCCTAAAATTCCAAAGTCACTTTTTTCAAAATGTTTAATTATTTTGGAATACCAAGAACTACTTTCGAAGTACAAATCGTCATGACACAAGACAACTATGTCAGTTTCTGATTCATTTAATATCTCATTATAAACCTGACTAAGACTTTTTTCACCGTTATTTATTTTTTCAATAACGTTAATCTTTTTGAAACCAGAACTTTTTTTTAGGTATTCGATGAACTCAGGGTTATGAGATCTTGTACTATATCCTACTGTTATCATATTTTAATTATTTTATTCCTGTTGAGCCAAATCCATTATCTCCTCGATCTTTTTCGATTACATCCTCAACTTCCATTAGTTGAACCCATCTACCATTAACAACTGGTGATAAAACTCCTTGAGCTACTTTCATACCTTTTGTTATTGTGAATTCAGTTTGATTGGTATTGAATACAATAACTTGTACTTCTCCTGTATAACCACAATCAACAGTACCAGGTGAGTTCAATACGATTAAACCATGATTAATTGCTAAACCACTTTTGGTTCTGACTTGTAGTTCATATCCTTCATCAATATCAAACTTTAAACCTGTCGGTATTAAAGCTCTACCAAATGGAGGAATCACTATTTCTACAATTGAATGTAAATCAAACCCTGAATCTGTTGGGTAATTATATTTTGGTGTTGTTGCTTGAGGATCTGTTTTTTTAAATCCCAATGCTCTTTTGTCTGACACTTCAAATCCTTTTTCAAACTCTTCTAAGTCGAAACCCAATAATTCATTCATAACTTTATTATCGTCTTGGGATATATCACCAAGATCTTCAAATCCTTCAATTTTTTTTAAATCATCAAGTAATTGTTTTCTGAATGCTTCGTTCATTTTATAATAAGTTTTGTAATTTTTTAACTACTTCGTATAATACCTTAACGTCTTTTTCACAATAGGTATTAATTTTATCAATGTTTTTTTCTTTGTAGAATACCTCGTGAACCCTTGAACCATCCATTTCATCTGATTTAGATGACTCAACTCCCATAACACCACACATTAAATCTAATGTAGATATTGATGCATATTGTCCATACTGCCACACATCTCTTGTATCAATTGCCTTAACTTCCCATGGTTTAGTATCATAGGTAGGAAAAATCTTTGGTGGTAAAATATTATTAATAATCATTCGTTTTGCCATCATCGGGATGTCAAAATTCTTAACATTGTGTCCACAAAGAAAATATCCGAGTTCACCACATTTGAATAAAGTTTTTCTGAGGTCGATCAATAAAGCCCTTTCATTTTCATCCGAAAATACCGTTGTTTTAAATTTTCCTGATTGATCAACAATACCAAGACAAACAGTAACTATTCGAGCGAACTCAGGAACTAACGCTGTTCTTGTTTGAAAGAGTTGATCGAGAGTTGAATCAGCATCCTCAGGAAATCTTTTTTTAAACCAAGACTCATAATTAGAAAAAAGTTCAGCCAATTTTGGATTCTTTTTTTCTAATGAAGGATAGTCCGCTTCGATACCAACTGTTTCGATATCGATGAATAAAATTTTATCTAAAGGTACATTTATCATATTAAACTTTTGTATAGTTCAGCTCTGTCTTTTGTTACTTTGTTAAGATCGTATGTGTCTTTAACTGTCTCATATAATCTTTCACCTAAATCTTGAATTAAATTTGGATTCTTTACAAGTTTCTCGATAAACTTTGCCCAATCAGAGTGATTTCTATTTTCATTTACTAATAAGGCGTTTCCATCTGTAAAGTTACCATTATCTAACGCATGTTTCAAATCTATTGTATAAGGACCAATATCAGAAGCAATTAGTGCCTTCTTATAAAACCCTGACTCAATAACTTTTAATTGAGATTTAACTCTATTAAAAATATGATTTTTAATTGGAGCCAAAGATATGTCAAATTTTGAATAATTCTTTGCATAAGAGGTGACAGGTTTTGTCCATATTCTAACATATGCCTCGTCATTCTCATTTTTATAAGGTTCTTGAGTATACTTCATAAGATGTTCCTTATATTCGTCAGATACTATCGAATAGTTTTGAGTGAATACTTTCTCATATGTTGCCCAAACAGTCTCGTGAGGTAAAATATTTCTTTTTGTTTGTTCTCCTGTTTGAGCATTAATTTCAGTAACTGAACCTCTGGTGTCGAATCCACAAATCACGAATTGTGCTTTGTCTTTAATACCTGATAGTTTACTGAATGATTGATCTAAAAGATTGATATCTGATAAGTGAGATGAACCGCCTAACCAACCAATACGAATTCTATCCGAGTCTGGTGTTTTTTCCTTGAACTGTGGTTCATTAGGGTTAATTGCGTTTGGTAAAACAAAAACACTTTTGTGAAATTTACTTATTTCATCAGCAAATAACGATGTTGTCGTTGTTACGTGTTTTGCAACCTTAAGACTTGCGATGATTTTTTCGTTAATTTTATGAACTCTAATAATATCGTGAATTGGGTGATCCTTTGTTGGCATCCAATAGTCATCTATGTCACAGATGGTGACAATACCCATATCTTTTAGTTTAATTGATAACTCAGTTCCTTTCTCGAAATCAGGACCAATATTTCTATGATAATGAACTATATGATAGTCTTTATAGTAATTGGTATCCATTGGAGGATCGTAAACGATATCCACGTGAAATTCATCACCATATTGATTTTGTAAAAAAATGTGAGGGTCAACTGACCTAAATTTACCCACACCTGTTCTATCAGATGGGATTACTAATACCTTAATTTTCGACATACTATAATTTTGTTATTCAAATTATAATAATTTTTGTCTATTAAAGAAAGGTGTTATTTAACTTTTTTAACTTTTGTGATTTTTCCTTCAAAAACGTGTTGGCCAACTCTGAACGAAAAAAGATCATTACTTTTCTCAACACTCTCAATTAGTAATCCATTTTCTTCAAGAGCTGAGTTAACAGCCTCTTTAACTAATTTAGACAATTGTCTCATGTCGATATTAGGGGATTGGTTTACTGGTTTTGCAACAACAGGTGATATTTCTTTCTTAGCAGTGGTACCCATTAACTTTGATGCCTTTTCTATCAATTCATCTGATAAAACAGGTGAAGATTGTTGTGGTGATTGAATTGGGTTTTCTAACATTAACCTTTTAATTTCATCAGGTAATTTAGATTTTTTGATTGCGTCTACACCTACAGGTGCTGTGTTAATTGGTCTAACTTGTTGTTCCATTAAATCTGATGGTAAATTATATTTTGCTTGTGGGGCTGAAAAATCCTGCACCGCAACTGATTGTGGTGAACTAATTTCTGGCGAATTTCCTCTTGGGATATTATTGTGTTTGTCCATTATTGCTTTAGAAATCATTAATTTCTGCATTAAATCGTTACTCATAAATTAAAATTTTGCTATAATAATAACACTATTCATACTTTTGTCACCATTTGGATTAAAATTGGGTCTCATTTGATCAAAAGTTTCTCCTGTTGGTTTGTTTGAAAGTATTTTATCTAGTCTGAAAAGTCTCCACCCTGGTAGTGGTTGTTCTCCTTTATATCCTGTGTGAGATGCACCAGACTCATCCCATGCTCTAAGAGCCAAGTTATTAGTTCCTCTCATTCTACCAAGACATACAGGTTCAATTTCACGCAAACCTCTACCTCCTGGTTCATCTCCATCATAGTAGATAACCACTTTTAGTCTCTTTTTGATTGCATCTGTGATACTATCAACCGATGCAATTTCTAAGATCAAATTTTTAAGAGATGATTGTAATCTCATTATAACGCAAAATTCGGATAAGGTTTATTTGAGTTAAATTTGTTGATTTTTATTTCATTCTTTCTTTCAGCAACGTCAGTACTAGTACCTGCTGTTGGGTTGTAAACATCCAAGAATATACCTGTACCTCTACCCAATTCATCTCCATCAGCGATAGCGTCTGGACTGTTAACTGAATATATCTGAGCTTGAGCGGCATAGTCATTCCTTGTGATTAATTTTTTTCTTTCAGCATCAGCAATTGCGGTTAGTTGGTTAGCCACATCCTGATTTAAATCGATTGCAAGTTCGTTTCCCATATTTTTTTATTTATTCATTAAATTGTTTATTCTCTTAAGGCTTTCTGTTACTGCGGTATCATATTTTTGTAAGGTGGATTTGTGTGTTTGTGATGGTCTAACATTGGTAAAATCTTTTTCGTGACTTTGTATATGTTGATTCTGCATTCCTGTTTCTGACTTATTATGTTTTGTATCGTGAATAGAGTCTCTTAAAAATCTCAACGCTCCATCTACCCATCCTTTCATTTTTTCACCACCATTTAAAATATATGATGGCTCATTTGGTATACCTTCAAAATTATCAAAGAAATTTTTAATTCTTTTGAGTTGTTGATACGAAATACTTGATTGTCCTTGAAGTTCTTGATTTCTATTATACCCTTCGGTGTTTTGATCAGCACCCTGAACCGATGAAAAAGTACTTTTCAAATGTTCTTTCATTTCTTCAGGAAACTTAATTCTCTTATTGTATAAATCCTTATTCACTCTTTAATGCTTTAATTAACGTGGACATGGATATACCATGTTTGTTCGCTTGTTTTTTCAACGATTTAATGTTTTTTAATAAGACAGAAGGTACTTCTGATTCTTTTTCTCTAACGTCAGAATCTTTTTCTTTTTTGGTCATTAATATATCTTCAACAACCTTAATCATTTTTCTTCTTTGGATTTCTTCAAGAGTTTCTTTTTCAGTAATTCTGATTCTCATATCAGACCCTTTGATTTTTTTCTTATTCAATTTAGGATCTTTTCCCATCTCTTCAGCTCTTTCTACAGGATTATCAACACCCATCTTGTGTAATATCTTAATTGTTTGATCAGGAGTTTTACCTGAGGTTTCCTGATATCCAAACGCTTT